GGTTGTTTAAACATTTAAGTAATCCCGACTGGGAACAGTCAGGGAATTGATGACGTACAGATTGAGGTAGATGTTTAAACGCTGGACGTTTAAACCATTGGTTAATAATGCATTGTTTAAACGGGTTGCTTAAATGATGACGTGTTTTTATTTATAGTCGGACACTATGTCACATCTTCAAACCGGCTCATTAATACAAGCCAATTTTATTATTCATTTGCTCGGTGTTTAAACAGCTATATTATATTTGTAACGTATTTTAATACAAATGTTACAATCATGTTAAATCATTTAAAATTGCTTTGAAATCACTTGATAATGCTTTACATTTATATGGCTATGCCTTAATATAGTATATAAGTTAAGCATTAACTATATAAAGAGTAAAGGAGCAATTATGGTTAGGGTTAATAAAGAAATAACAAGGGAAGAATGGTGCGAAAAAATAGCCGAATCGGTGCGAAAAGATTTGTTCAAACCATTGGGTTATGAAGTGCCTAAAAAGGTACAGTTTGCTGTAGCACCACCAGTTGGTAAGAGAACTACAGCAAATGGTAGAATTGCCGGTCAATGTTTATCTACTGGTTACAGCTCAAAGAAATACAATCAAATCTATATAACACCAGACAATGACGGGATAAGTAAAGCCGGTTCATTGTTTATGATAAATGTTATTATCCATGAACTAATTCACACCCTATCAGATTGTAGAGATCAACATAAAGGAGGATTTGTAGTAGCAATGCAGAAAATCGGGTTAGCCGGTAAGCCAACGTCAACAATTATTGAGCCTAAATCTGAATTAGAAAAGTATGCTAATACCTTGTTAAATAAATACGGGTTGTGTAACCATGCGAAGGTAGACTATGACGATTCAGGCAAGCAAACAACCCGAAATAAATTAATTGAGTGTAATAGTGCCGGTTGTGGGTTTAAATTTCGAGCAAGTCGGACAGCTATATTTGGTGCAATGTTGAATATCTGCACCAGTTGCGAAAGAAAAAACACGCTACGTGTTGAAAGCGTAACCAATAAAGATAATATGCTAACAGTTAAAGAATGGAAAGAAGAATATTTAAAAGAAGAATATTTAAAAGAAGAAAAAAAGAATAAAGGAGGTGCATAAACAAAAAAAGAGAATACCATTGATGCACTGTTTAACCAGTGCATCAATACTAACCATTTAATAAAGAGAATGGAGCAAAGCATGGAGCAATTAAGAACTATCAAAGAGATAGCAAAATATTTACAAGTTAAAGAACGTACTATTTCCAGTTGGATTAATAAAGGAATAATACCCCATTATAAAATAGGAGCATCAATAAGATTTAAAGAAAATGAAATTAATCAATGGTTAAATAGTAAGAAGGTAAATGTTTAAACAGCTAACTAATAAAGGAGCAAAAGAAAATGGGAAATAGAGCAGTAATAGAATTAGAACAATCAGGATTAGGAATTTATTTGCACTGGAACGGAGGTAGAGATAGTATAGAACCATTGTTACACGTTGCTAAAGAATATAAAATACAAAGTAAAGGAAAGTATTTTTTATTGTCTAGCTTATGTAAAATGATAGCAAACTCTTTTACTAGTACTTATAGCCCACCTGTTGAGGCAAACCCTATTGATACACTTGATTGTGATAACTTTGATAATGGAGTCTACGTAATAAGTTCTAATTTAGATATAGTTGATAGAAAATTTACCAGATATCCAGAACAAAACGAACATGATTTTTACGGCATGGTAGAGTACATAAAAGAAAAAAATGATGAATTTTTTATCACTAATAATAGTAAAGATTAATTATATATATAGTAGCTGGTTGTTTAAACAACCAGCTACAGAATGGAGCAAAACATTATGAATATTTTATGTTACACATATGAATATGATTATCACTGTATAGAATGTACAGTAAAAAGATATAAAGCTAATAGATTTTATAGACCAACAAAAGACAATCAATATTATACTTCTGAGCATGGAAAGTATCTTATCTATGATGAATGGAACGAAACACATTCGGACGAAAATGATATACGTTATGATTGTTTTGATAGTGAAGGCAACCATGTAATCGGTGTATCTGACGTTGACGACTCTTGGATTGAATATGATGAAGAACACCCTATACAGTATATGAGTTGTGGAACGTGTCTGAAAGTAATCGACTTTGTAGTGTATAGCTAGACTGTACACGTGCAACCTAAGCAATGATGAATTAGAAAAATTATTTAACTAAGCGTTTAAACAGAGAGGAATTAATACAATGAAACAAATAGAAACAATGACACCATATAGAGCAGTAGGTATAGCTGAAGGTTTTATACAAGTTGAAACAGAACAGGAAGTACTGGAAGCATGGCAATATCTAGTAGATACCGGCATGGCTTGGACACTTCAAGGTTCATTCGGTAGAATGGCTCAACACTTAATAAATGAGGGATTAATAGACGGATAAGACAAGGCGTTTAAACAACTAACAAAAGAGAGGAAAACAAAATGATTAATAGAGAAAATTTAATAAATAATAAAGAAAATTATATAGGAAAAGATGTTGTCTTCAAGTCGCCAACACGTTTTAGCAATGAAAAAGCAAAGAGAAAATTACAGTCTGTTGATGTAGTGGCAAAATATGATTACGAAAACGACATAACAAAAACTTACTTTTATGGTGTTAAGGTACGCTATGGTGGAGGAAGTTTTACTGTATCGCCTCATGAAATTATAAGCATTGATGGTCAGCAGTTTGATGAATATGACAAAGATAATTATTCAACTTTAATTGGAGCATATAAAAACAGACTCGGACTGTAGAACGTTTAAACAACTAGCAAGGAAAAATGTAGCAGAACGTTTAAACATTTTTACATAATACTTGACAAATATTATTCAATCAATTATATTGTATAGTATAAGTTAAAAGAGAAGGGAGCAAGTATGGTACAAATTATTGGCACAAAGATTAGCCGGAGCAGATGGAAAGTTGTAAACATTATAACGAATGTTGGAATAATTAAAACAATTAATAAAAAGAGAGGAAGTTATTATGGACGTTAAAGATTTAATTTTAAATCCTAAATCAATATGGAAATCAGGTGTTACCTTTGTAGATTTTAAGAAGTTAAGAAAAAATAGAAGTCAATCTAGCATATCCCAAACTTTAGATGGTAGTAATGATTACACAACAATAGAAAACATTGTTGATATACGATTAACCGGAAAGGGAGAACGTGGGAAAGATTTTGATAGTGATGCCTCGTATTTAACGTGGTTAATGGACAGTATAAAACTTGCTGAACAATCATTGCATGAATTAAAAAAAGAGAAATCGCAATTAAGTGTAGTTGTAACCAATAATAAAGGTAAACGTTTCGGATTTAGAATACATAATGGACTCGCTGGATCGGAAATTACAAACAAAAGTGGTAGGGAGTTTTATCACGTACAAGACGTTTAAACAGGGTATGGCTTAGGCTGTACTACTGATGTAACCATGACTGAGATAGGAGTTTGCTCCCTCCTATCTTGGTCACATAACAGGAGCAATAAAGAGAGGAATAAATATGAAAAAAATACAACAAGCATTAGACAAAGTATTAGACGTGATAGATCAAGAGTTGGCTAACATGGAAGATGAAACAGAACAAAATGAATTACACAAATCTGTTCAATTAATAGAGGAAACCTTGCTTGGCAATATCAAAGAAGATGAAGAATATATTCAAAGTATCGCTAGAGTACACATGGATTATATTCATTCTACATTACAAGAATGTTTGAATGGTAATGTTGATGAATCTATGATTGAGTATTCCTTACAGTTAGTAGAAAAATATAGAGATAAAAGATAGGAGTAGGTATGTATAAGTCTGAAAAATTTGGAAAGATATTTTGGGTAGATGGTGATTTAAATTTAAAATGCTGTCCACAGTGGGAAGATGGTACTGGGGATTTTGAACAAACAGAGTACGTTACAGACTGGATAGACTGGGAAGCCGTAGACATGAAAGCATTATTAGACGTTTATAAAGTTTGCATAATTAAAAGAGAGGAGGTTAGTAATGTTTAGATGTCCATTTAATATAGGCAAAGATCAGAAACAATGCGATGCTTTTGTATTGCCTGAAGATATAACAGATGAAGATAGTATAGATTTTTATTGTGGTAATACCCTCATAGAAGACAGCAAAGCATACTGCGAAATAAATCATATACCAATAGACTTATTGGGAGCTGTATTATCCATATCTATAGCTAACTTAAATTAAAGAGGAGTAAATATGTTTAATAAGATACCTAAAATATTAGAAGATTCTCATATAAAGATAGGTAATAACTGGGAAGTAATAACAAATCCGGCAACCGGTAAGTTTGAAAGTTTACCTCCTATAGCTGTAGCTGTATATAAATATATACTACTAGCAGAAAAATTATCAGCAAATAGAGTACCTATTCCGGTTGATTATCGTAGTTATTATATAAAAAATAGAAACAAATTATTAAAAAACCTTGATACTGCTAGATACTGGTTTAATGAGGAATTTCCAAAAGAATACATGACATTATTAGATTAAGCGTTTAAACAGGACAGTTAATAAAAGAGAGGAGTAGCTATGAACATTCAATGCAAGTGTGGAGCCGACATTAATCCAGAAGATAAGAAATGTTTTGAATGTGGCTACCCAGTAGGAGCTAGTCGTTTAAACATTGAGGGGGCAACATATGGCAAGACTAGATTCAGATAAAGAACGTGAACAAAAAACTAAGAACAACAAACCACCAAGTAATGATTATGTCGTTTATCGTCATGATAAAAAGACTAATGTCACAGAAATAGAATTTAAAATAGCACCACGAGTGCTAGAAGAGGTATACAAAGATGAACAGTGAAAAAATATTACAAGATCAATTTGAATTTTTAGTGGAACGTATCAAGGTTATGGAAGTACACATGGGAATATTACAAACTCAATTGCAATACTTGGTAGACAAGAGCAAATATAAAATAGATTCAAGGACTGAAGCAGACCAAGTTAACGGAACATTAATTAGATGTAAAGCGTGTTTAAACGAGCAGGTAGTGTTCCACTTCCAAAGACAGACTGAGTTTTGTAAGGGCTGTGGAATACATAGAGAGATGTTTGAAGAATGGGAATTGGTATAGCAGTGGGTTGGTTTTTATTTAATTAATTTTGAAAAAAGAATAGACGCTACATATTCAACCCACTGTTATTCATAGCGTTTACATTTGTCAAAACTAGTTGTATAATAAATAAGGAAAGGAGGAAAGAGATATGGCTGTAACTATACCATGTGGAACCGATAAGGAACACAAACTTTATAGTCCTGTAGAGGCATCAGCAATATTAGGTTGTTCGGTACAGACACTGAATTACTGGAGATTGCAAGGTTTTTTCAGGTCGCATAAGATCGGTAGAGGGAACTATTACACCAAAGATGATCTTGAAGAAGGACAAAAGTTACTTCAAGACAGAGGTGCATTAGCTAATAAAGACGTAGATAGAGAAAATATTCATGTTAAATATATATAAAGAGAAGGAGAATTATAATGGCATTACAAAAACAAGAGATGATAATTGGAGAAGTAACAAAATACTGGAGTCCTAGCACAAGCAGACCGGGTAGCTTTGTTGTAACAAGAGAAGACAATGGAGAAGAGATTAGGTTTACCATCTGGCTCAACAGGGAAACAGGAGAAAAACCTACATACCTATATGAACTAGAGAAACAATTAGGCGATCTAAGAAACATAGAGGGTTTAAACGTGGTAGGCACTGTGCGATTTGCACAAGAATACGATGGCGTTAAGCAATATAATCTTAACAATATTAAATTAATGCGACCTTTAACAGTTGGAAACACCAACACAAGCAAACCTCTTAGTAGTAGTGAAGGTGCAGAGAAGGGCAATGCTATTAGCAATGCTACTCAGCTAATCATAGGGTATATGTCTACACATAAAGGAGAATCCCCTACTAAAGAATGGCTTGACCAACAAGCTGAGTTGATTATCTATGGCTCCGAATCAATCAGAGGTTTGAGAAGAGATATTGAAGACTTTGAAGATATCCAAACAGAAGAGATAGTACCTAGTGAAGACAGCGATATGCCTGACGACACTGGTGCTATCGAATTATAAAGAGAGGATTTATATGAGTAATGGAATAACAGATGCAATACAAAGTATTCAATGTGATGCTGAAGATTTACTACAACTAATCACTTTGAATATTGGGGATAGCCTAGATTTATCTGAAGCAATAGACTGTAGTCAGTGTGGAGAAAATCACAGTTCCAAGCAAATGCTTGTTGAGGTTTTGGAAAATATTAAAGAGGAAGCACAAGGGTTAGAAAACTCAGAATATAAAGAGAGGGTTAAGTAATGGAAGATATACAAGAACATATTATAAAAGATGGCAAAGGTAAAACCAAGCCTGTGTTTATCAGCAGGAATGGTAAGCACCAGTACAAGATTAAGTATTCTAAAGATGGAGATTGGGTTAAGCCTTACTATGGTAATGCTGTACCTAGTGCTACATCAATCATCAAGCACCTTGAAGGCGACACCTTTGGTATTGGCATGGCATGGGCTATGAAACTAGCTAAGGAAAGTGGGGAACCTTACCAAGCAAGGATAGAATCCAATAAAGCTATGGAGTCTGGGAATGAACTGCATGACTGCATCGATAGATTTATTAAAAGCAATGGTTCAGACATAGCAGAAGATAACATAATGTTCAACACATGGTACAGAGATGTAGGTAGCCTACCTGAAAATAAATTCTTAAAGGGAGAACTGTTTGTCTATGCACCATACTCAGAGTTTGGAGGTACTATCGATGGTATCTCTATGAACCCTGACACAGGAGAGATAACTATCTGGGATTGGAAGACTAAGGAACGAGGTTCCTTTGAGAAGTATGGTAGTCCTATCAAAGACCATGTGCAGTTAGCAGGATATTTCCTAGCACTGCGTGAGATGGGAAGTATCTATGCTCCAGTCAAAGCTAATATAGTGTACCTTATGAGGGATGGTTCATCTTCTAAGATTGTACCTGTTGACCTAGAATTCAATGAAGGATTATTCGCACAGTCATTTGATTTATATAAGACATTGCGAGTAGCTAAGACTCGTAACAGTAATCTAAATTCTTCATTGGTAGGTGCTTGATGTATACAATTTTTGCAGAATTTGAAAAAGATAAAAAACATCTTAGAAAAAAAGAAATGCGTTCACTTAAACGTGGAGTACCTTTATCAATAATAGACTCTGGAAAGAGATACTGGAATAAGTATATGAAAAGAAGAGTGGGTATATTTGAAAGTTTAACAGACGCAAAAATTTATGCTGAACATTTGCAAAAAAGTTATTCAAAAGGTATTCCTGTATTTTATTTGTGGTATTGGGATTTATTTGAAACTAAATTAGGAGTAAAAATTTTACCTGTTCGTCCTTCAATAATAAAAGATAAAATAGCTTGTTTTTATATTGATAAGGTTTCTGAAGAAAAAGATTGGGTTGGGCATGTGTTAAGTGATATTCTTATTGATACGGACGAAACTTTCATACCATTGTATTTTTATATCGAGGTGCTTGATGCAGTGTGAACTAGATTATAGACATTCACCTATCTGGTGTCCTGCCTGTAGTGGGGAAGAACTGCAAAGGGATATGCTAAGAGAGAGGCGAAGAACAAACAGATTAAAGGAAGAAGAAATACGACTGACTAACTTGGGGGAACTAGAGAAACAAATCTACATTCCCCCTCAACCGAAACAGTTACCCTTTAAGCCAATAGAAAAACCAGTAGAAAAAACAAAAGGGAGTGGTGCAAATGTTAGACCCAAGCGAATTGATGAATGAAGAACAACAACCTAATAGAACAGCAAACTTTGCATTGCAAGGCATACGAGGTGCAGGAAACTACATACTAACATGGCCTGATCTCAACATAGAAGCAAGGGTTAGATACTTTAGGACTGGTTCTGATAAGTCTGTCAAGGCAGAGGTTAAGTTTATTTCTAATCGTGTTACTACTGAAGGACACTTGAGAAGTGGACAGATACCTCTGACCAGTCCTACTAGCAGAAGTACGTTTGCCAAAACATTACACCAATCCGATCCAAGCATAGAACTTAACGAGTGGTCTGATATTATGGAACAACTTTGCGAATCTGTGCTAGAAGATTACAGAACTGGTTCGCCAGAAATGTTATTGACCGGTGAAGTAGAGGACATGGAAGACCAAGAATGGATGATCTACCCTATCATTGAAAGAGATAACCCGACACTAATATTTGGTGTTGGGAGTGCCGGTAAGTCTATCTTTGCACAGCTTTGTGCTGTGTTAGTGGATGCAGGATACAGTTTTGAAGGGTTAGAAGTAAGAAAAGGCAATGTTCTATACCTAGACTGGGAAACAACTCATAGAGATTTACTTGCAAGGATTACTTCTATCAGAAATGTGCTAAAACTAGAGGGGAAATCCCACATCTGGTACAAACGTATGTCTACAGGGCTAGAAGATGGCATAGAAGAAATAAAGCAAGTAGTTTCTGAACATGAGATAGATTTTATTGTCATTGACTCGATGGGTGCGGCACTAGGCAACGATGCCAGTGAGCAGAAGGTTGTAACCGGTGCATTTTCAGCCATCAGGTCGCTTAATGTGACAGCACTGGTAATAGACCACCCTAACAAGGCAGAAACTGGGCTGAAGGCATTGTTTGGTTCTACCTATAAGTCATTGCTATCTCGCCATGTATGGGAAGTATTAAAAGACCAACAGGTTGGGGATAACTTGACCAAGTTTGCATTGTTCCACAGGAAAGCTAACAACACAGGGCTATTTAAAGAGATGGGTTGGCAGTTTACCTTTGAGAACAATCGTCTTAGTGACATAGAACGAATTACTTCTAAAGAAATATCTAAGACAGCCATGAAAGATGGGCAAACTCAGTACGATCAGGTAATGAATCTCTTAGCCACAGGTGCTAAAACGCTACCTGAAATTAATTCATACATGGATGGTAAGAACATGGCAACAAGAATGTCTGAGTGGAAAGGCAAGGGCTATGTGGTAAGCGTGGGAGACAAGTTTGCTTTACCTGTAAAAGAAGACGAACCAGAGAAAACGAGTGATGGGAAATGGAACATTTAGAAGACCTTAGAAAAGTAGAAACAATTATAAAATTGTATGAATACATACAAGATAATGGGTTCGGCATGACAGTTAATGGCGACAAGTTGTCCCTTGAACCACCAAAAACTATCGATGATAAAGTGGCACAAGAAATTGTAACCATAGTCAAGAACAACAAGTCTAATTTTATGAACTTGATTGCCGATCCGGCATCAGTAAAGAAAAATTTAATAACAGTTCAGAAAAGAACTGTGCATGGAAACAGGTATGTCCTGTCTAACATGGATTTATGGGATAGGTTAGAAAAAATCTACCGCCTGATTGCACCAGAAGATACCGAATGTATCAATGGTTCAGGATGTGATGAAGAAGTGCTAGTTAATTGCAAAGCGTGTTTAAACGAGGTGATAAATGAAAAAACCACGTAAGTTTTATTACGGAGATAGGGTAGCAATAGTTGACCATCGATATGAAATACACCTAGATCATCAAGGTATCATCGTAGGAACTATTATTCATACCCAAGATAAGTATACGAGCTATGAACTTGAGTGTGAGTGCGGAGCTGTGCTCCATCCCAAGCCATCAGACTTAGTATTAGTTAGAGAAAGGTATATAGAAAGAGAAGAAGCACTTATAGACCAACAAAGACGTAGGTTCTTAGAGTGTTTAAACGCTGTTACCAACAACGAACCCTCAGTATTAGAAGAGGAAGTTGACCGGTTGCTTAAACTTCTTACACCTAACAGAAAAACTGCAGTTATTAAAAGATTTGGCCTCGATCCTAAAGACCCAACACCACAAACTTACCAAACTATAGCTGATGAAGATGGTGTAACAAGACAAGAAACCCACAGAAGAGTATCTTTGGCAATGAAAAAATTAGAAAGGAAATAAAATGTGGGAATATAAATTTACTCAAGAAGATGTGGCCGAAGCCAATAATTTAGCCAAGCATCTTGCCCGAGCTAATCTAAATTCTATTACCAAAGGGGAGGGTCATTCTGCTGGGAAAATGGGAGAGATTGCAGTTCTTAATTACAATGATAGGTTTAAAATAAACGATACATTTAATAATGATTTAATTTTAGACAACAATATAACAGTAGAAGTTAAAACCAAAAGAAGAACATTTAATCCTTTAATGGATTGGGATGCTTCTATATCTGAAAGCAGTTTGCACCAAAAACCAGACATATATATATTTGTGAGTTTAACTTATTCATCTGAAGCATCAGAAACTTTAGAAAACCTTACAAATGTTTGGGTTGTTGGTCAGATAAGCCGAGAAGATTATTTTAAAAAATCTAAATACATACCTATAGGAACTCCAATAGGAAAAGGGAAAAAATCAACAAGACCTATGTATAATATAAAATATTATCAGTTAAACCCACTATCAAGCCTTTTAGAAGAAAAGCAAGGTATGTTTGGATTTTAAATTAATAGGAGATTGACATGAAGGAATCAGCAATACACAAACAGAACAGGAATAACAGAGAACGTGGCAAATATTACGAACGTAAAATAGCCAAAGCAATAAATGGTGTTAGAAACCTAGATAAAAGATACCAACACCTAGATATCTATAACGATACTACTTGCTATGAGGTTAAGAGTTCTCAGTCCTCAGTACCACAATGGATACTATCAGCCACAAAGCAGAACGAATTAGCTAGCAAGGAGTCTGGCTACGAGCAAGGCGGAATCATTAAGGTCTGGACTAAGGGCACAGCAAAAGCATATTTAATAAAAGAAATTAATATAAAGGAGACGGAATAATGACTTACGAAACTTATGAACATAGATTAGAAAGCCAAGGATATAAAGTTGAATATGGTTGGGGTTCTTTTATTAATATAAGTGATGAAACAGACCCTTGTGGGTACGAACAAGCAAGAAGAAAATTGCCAATGGGAGATCGCTATACCCATACAAACCTACACAGTTTTGCTTGGGAAGAAAAAGATTCAGATAATGATGAATTAAAATATATTAGAGATAATTGTACTTGTAGAGTACCAGAATCTTCAAAACGTATAGAAGATAAGCCTGATTGGATAGACCACGCTTATGTTTTAAAAAAAGGCAATAAGTTAATTTACCATTGCGAACCATACCCAGACCTTTGTAGTGATAGCTTTTGGACTGACATGGTAAATTTACAAACTGATGGCTGGGAAGTTGAAATTAAAACGAAAGACTATGCCATATGGAACCCGGGCGAAACTGTAGTTATTTGGATTTATAAAAAGGATAAAAAATAGTGTACGATCTTGATGAAATAGAGGAGTTACTTGACAAATTAGAAGCCTTTGTTGTAGAAACTGGTCGTGAAAACATGGAAGAAATCGAAAAGTTTGTGCATGAAATAGGTTTACCTAGGTTTGTACCATGGGAATCTATTGTAATATTTATCAAAAGTATTATATAATTCTTCAAACTAAATATTTCGAGTAATCTTCATGCGGCTGTAGGCTTCATATTTCCAACCCAAGCCTTAGATACAGTACAGACTCAATATGCTTTCCTTTCCAATGAGCATATTAAAAATATAAAATTCTAGCCTATGATGAATATTGCAAGATTTGTTGAATATTAAACAAAACACATAGTCTACAGACTTGATTACTCGTTACAGACCTAGACCCTACACCTGTTTACTTCTCTTTTCAGGTGTGGGGTCTTTAATTTATGGTATACTTTATGCTAAAGAAATGGAGACAGATATGGATAGGAAGATAATAGAAGAACATATAGTAAAGATTAATCCTGACGCATTGTTTGCTGATGGATATGATAGGTCTATAAAAGGAATAGGTTTTAGAGACAACACTCCTGTAGTTCTTTATTCAAGCCCACTATGTATTCAACAACTAATGGAAGATAACGAATGGTCTGAAGAAGATGCTTTAGACTGGTTTAACTTCAACACTGTAGGTGCATACGTTGGAGAGAATACTCCCTTATTTGAATGGGAATGTAATTGTTAAAATAGGATAGCCATGGCTAACATAGAACGTATATACATGGGCAAAGAAAAAGAGCCTATACGTTCGAGAGAGGTGAAAATATACTCGACATATAAGCTCTTTCTTTTAAAGCTACAAGAAGACAACCCTAACCTTGACCACACTATGCTTATGAGCATAGCCGCCAAGCTGACTGGAGCTGTGCACAGCGTTTAAACGCTTATTAACCCTAACTATTGAGTTGCTGGTTCTGATATTGAAACTTCTACGTTATCAGTAATGGAAAGATTAGCACCAGTCACACTTGTCGCTATCGTGAAATCTTTAGTGGCAAATCCATCACCATTACCAATCTCATTTAATTTAACAGTTAACGTACCAATATCCATCTTGGATAGTACACAGTCCCCACCTTTAGTAAACAGGTTACTAAGTTTTAAGGTTCCTACTTTTCCATTAACTCCTGATGACGGAGCCTGAATCCATATTCGGTCATAGGTACCACCAGATGTTATCATGGCCTCAGCCTGATGATGACCACCACCTATAGCTCTCATTCTGGCTGTACCGGGACTTGGTGCTATGGATTGTCCATCACTGGCATTACCTTCAACCAGTATTGTGTGTGCATTAATATCTGAAAGTGTCAGTTTCTTACACCGATTCTTTTCAAAGATTAATTCCCCAACTTCTAATCTTGTTGGAGTAAAGTTTTCTGCATTAGGGTTCCCTGATATCTGAACAACGTTAGCTTCACCTTGTGGAAGTGTTGAGTTAGTGTAAGCAGTACCCACTGTAACATTCTCTATAGTGATTTCACGCACAGGAGTAGCCCCTAGGTCAATTCTAAGCGTGTTCTCCTTCTCGGAGTACGAGGTAGGTATATCAAGTGGTGCCTCGTTGCCGATAACACTAGCGGCATAAACACCAGAATCTCCACGAGAAAAAGACCTGTCGGCTAAGATAGTCTCATTGACCACAACACCAGTGGTTGCAGTCGAGCCTACTGTTAGCAAGGCTACTGCCATCTGTGGACTAAATCCTAATCCTCGTAACAAACTATATGGTGAACGTAGAACAGAAAACATTCTGTGCCACTTAGCTGATTCTTCATTCAGCCTGTTACAGGTTTCTAGTAACCAGTCCCTGAAGACTACTAGCTTCCTGTACATTCTCTTAGGGGATTTTATTACTGCTCTTGGGAAGGCTCTAATGTTTCTTTTCCAAGCCTTAAAGTTGTTAACGTGTAAAAGTAATCCAAATGAAATCAATCCTATTGATACCCAGACTGCTGTCTCAACATTGGCATACAGTAGGGCCACGTTATCATTCACAAGTGGTGTGGTTGTATAGTATTTATTAATTAATGGGAGTGGATTGACGTACGATATTAGTAATCCTACAGAACCTGAAGTGATTACTGTAGCAGATATGATATCCCTAAATATTGTAGCTGTCTTTTTAAAACCACGCTTATACTTACTGCGTATCTGTGGTATGGGTATGTTTACCCGGGGGAGTTTAACTTTCGGCAAAGGGATAGAGGTTATATACCGAAAACCTTTTCGTATATATTTTTTAAATTTTTTTATGAGTTTCATAATACCTCCTAGTTAAAAGAAGTACCCTGTATTCCCATTCCTTTTTCTTACTTCTTCTTTCCCTTGGGTTTTTCTTCAGGAATCGTTATAGATTCCAGTGTTTTAATAGCCGCAGTTGAAAACTGACGTATCTCATTTACAATGATAGCTTTTTCTTTAGCGGTAATTTTATTATCCTTTAGTGATCTACCAAGAGCAGATATCACATCGATACCTTCCTTGATGACCACCTTGCCTGAAGCTGGTAAGCCTCTATTTAAATTCCACAAATTCATTATCGTTCCTATAACATTCATCTTAACCTCCTGAGTTAATATCTTAGCTTCCGAATCCTTTAATAACTTATACAATCTATATGTATTGCCTTCATACTCAGCGGTAGCCCTAGCAGCAGGTCTGCCATTTGGAAGGTGAACTAGGGTAATATCTTGTGCGTTCACCATTATCTTACGCTTGAGCTTTAAGCTGTAAAAACTTATTGCCTGCATCATATTCCCCTTCCTACTTTCTTTATGCTCATGGGTGTACAAAATGTATTCCCAGAATTTCATTATTCATTTTCCAGTAACTTAAATCCTAAACCTGTGATTCCGCCGACACAACCAGTGGCTATCTCATTGAAGCCTTGGAATATTCCTATGCAGGAAAGTATTCCTAAGACTATAATGCTAGCCATAATCTGTGGTCTAAGTGTTCCCCATTTCATATCAATCTCCTATAATTTATTTGCTTTTCCCAAACACACTACCAGTCAGTAAAGCTCCGAAACTGAGATGGAATAAACCACCACCCTTTAATGTGAAAGGCTCGTGCTGACTTACTAACTTCTTTAAATATTCCATTTGTACTAATGGGTCTTCAATTTCTTTTAAATGACTCATGTAATCGGCTAGGTCTAATCCCATTCTAGCTATTCCATAATAAACTGGGACAACTATAAAGTCGTATATACATATTAACAAATATGTTATTAACGCTGACCATCTCCAAATATCATTTGAGTTCATTTATCAGTTCCTTATTTAACTCGGCTTAGTAGGGTATGTAACGCTGTTAGGAAAACCAGACTGTGCTGGTATGTCTCGTAAGTTCTGCCTGTACGTTTTCCAAGCATCAGACATTGTAACATCGCTGAGAGCAAGATAGTCGGTCTCTGCCAATAACCTATCTCGTTCTTCACGAACACGAGCTGCTGCACGATTGTCTGCATCGGCAGTCCATGCTGCATCTTCAGCATCTCTAGCAGCATTTTCTTCTGCTGAAAGCAGTACGAATTGACCATTTAGTTTTTTATATCTTGCCATTATTACCACCTTATGCTTGTTGTTTTATGACCTTTTAATTCCATACATTCTAATATTGCCAGCTTCCCATACAGCACTTGCATTAGCAAAATAAAAGCGAATGGCAATTACTGCTGCCGCATCTTCGTGAACAACTGCTGTTTGTCCACCCCCATGATTAGACCCTCCAGCAAAATAAACTTTGCCATTATCGTAAGTTCTGTTTACACCCTGAGCCCTCATGTGTGTGTATGTGGAATTTCCGGGAGCATACAACCAAAAATCTCCATAAAATTGTTCATTAGCAGCACTTCCTGTACCAAGTGCAACAATAGCGTAGCCATTAGCACTAGATGCCTGATGGTAGTTATTGCCAGTATCCCAAGTTAAACCACCACTCCCATCTGTCTTTGCTACTTGTGCCACTAAATGAGTATCGTCTACATCAGATACTGCATTTTCAATCATAAAAACATAGTCAACGTATGTACTATTGTCAAAATGAATACCGCCACCAGACCCAAACTGAATGTATTTAAGAGTACCAGTGTCAGGCAAATCATCATCATCATCATCAAATGCTTCGGTATGAATAAGTGTCCATGCTCCACCACCACCTGCAGTTTCCCAATTAGGTGCAGTTGCTCCATCGTTCATGGTAAGCACTTGGTCAGCAGTACCTTTAGCTAATCTAACGTAGCTTGTACCGTTGTGGTATAGTATATCTCCAGCGGCATCAGAACCTACTTCAAAGCCTGCGGCAAAGGTTACTTTACCACCATCAGCTATGGTCATAGACAAGTCGCCATCTGTATAGTCAATCGTAGCTGTCTCTAAGCTACCACTTACTATATTTAGTCCAGTAGAATCTATCTTCACTCGTTCTGCATTATCGGCATCAAAATGAATTTCGTTAGCTGTCTCAAAATCTATTTTAGTTTGTGCATCTTCACCTATTACTATATCGGTAGCAAGTAAAGAGTTAATCCCTGTTTGTGCGGCATCTATATTTATTACTGAGCTAGATGCTGTAAGACCAGTACCTGCAAACAAAGTTGCCACGTCAGCAACAGCTTCTTTAGCGTGAGTACCTGTAGCACCACCATCTAAGAACAAAAGATAGTCTCCGTTAGCTATAGCGGCTTCTCCTGCCTCTGTTAGGTCTACATTAAATGTAGTCCCAGAAAGGTCTAGCAATGTACCAGCACTATATGTAGTGTCTGAGCCTGAGCCACCAATGTCTGATAAGACCTGAGTTCCTGTACGATAGTCCACGTTTCCTGAACTATCTAGTACCAAGAATTTATCTGTATCTTCTCCAGCAGCGGCTACTGTCCCTATAACAAGAGCATCGTCAGTAGTGATTTTCCCTGCATGAATATCAGCGTAATCATCTACATCCACATTCCCAGTAGTTGTACCGTCTTCGTCATTGGTAAAAGCAAAAGCAAATTCATCAGCAGATTCATCCCAAAGAATAGCTCTGTTAGCTATGTTTGAGCTAGAACCATTACCTCTGGTAAAAATAATACCAAGGTCATTAGCAGGGGAAGCTGTTGTCCCTTGTGCTAATTTAATTAATGGGTCTGTTACTGTTAAGTTTGTTGTATTAACTTGTGTTGATGTCCCTGAAACTGTAAGGTTTCCAGATACGGTCAGATTATCTGTTATTGCTACGTTACCATCAGCAACTTCTAAAGCGTTTGCTCCATTAGTACCAGTAATTGTTAGCTTTTCTTCGGAAGCATCCCATGTAAGGTTGTCTCCAGATGTGCCTGAGTAAAATATAACATCGACTCCAGACCCATCAGTACCTGTAGTTAAAGCACCTGTTGCCACTGCTCCTGTGGTAGTTATAGTCGAGGAGCCAGTATCAATGTTTCCAAAACCAGAAGTTATGGAACCACTATCTAATGCTCCTGTTGTTACAATGCTCGAACTACCTGCGACTGCACCGTATATTGAACCTATTGCTGTGCCACCTATTGTTATTGCATCAGCCTCTAATGTGCCATCAATATCAGCGTTACCTGATATGTCTAAGGTTGCGGCATCTAATTCTCCTGTAATAGTCAGGTTTCTTTGCCCTGTTGTATCTATGTTTGCATCGGTAGTAACTACCTTAGATGCAATCGCTGTACCTGCAGTTAGCCCATCTAGTAATTCTAGTTCGGCTTCAGCAAGAACTGCACTACCTGCAGTAAATCCAGTACCTGTTACAATACCAGTTGAAGTTATAGCACCAGAACCAATCGTTCCTGCAAATGTTACGTTTGCACCAGAAAATGTAGCTGCTGTGGTAGTCCCTGATTTTAATATCAGATTACCACTGTTGTTTGTGGCAGAACCAAATGTCGTACCACCATCTTTAAAGAATACATCTCCGCCATCAGCATCTAAGACTAAATCCCCAGATACATCTAAAGTCATGTCTGTAGAACCTGCTGTGGTAGAATTAATGGTAAAGACATCAGTCATAGTACCACCAACAGACACTCCGAATCGTATTTGCCCATCTTCACTACCATTTGAAACATCGACAGCCTCTCCAGTTATACGAGCAAACTCGTGAGCATTACCACCATCATCAGCCAAGGTAAAGGAAAGGTATATTTCGTCTCCATCTGCTCTGGTAGTGTTAAGACTTCGGAAGTTTGCTACCTGATTGCTAGCGTTATTCGTAGTGTTGGTGAACGTAGCTGCAGGTGTGGTGTTGCCAGTATCGTTTCTTACGTCTATCTCTTTGATAGATATCTGGTCATCCCACTGAATATACCTTATCGAGCTACCTCGTGTAATTTTTACATCGTAGTTATCTTCATCTGATTCATTAAAGTACCACAAGCCATTACTGTCAGTAGTAGTAGACGCTTCTTGGTCGCCATCTTGTTCTAAAAGCTGAACAGTGGCTCCTTGTATTGCATTGCCTGAATCATCAAACAAGTAACCTCTAAAATTAATCGCCATTTTACCCTCCTCCTAAACGTGAGTGGTCTTTATATCGTAATGCTTCTCTACAATAATACTCTGCATCTGTCAAGATGTCATCTTCGTCAATAAATATTAAGGTTAATCCCGAAGCTACCGCAGCTTGTCTAGCCATAATATCTCTGCCTCGTATTTCTACCCCAAATTCATAGTGATAGTAAACACCCTGAACATTGACTGCTAAGTCTGGAGGATTGTAAAAAACAAAATCTAACACCAAGCCTCCTCTTGTTGCTCTTCCCCCCATCATAGGAGATTGATAGTCAAAATCCTCTCCGGGAACTAAACCAAAAGATATGAAGGTATTATACGCTATGTATTCTGGTAGCGATCCTTCCCAACTTGCCGGCGGTTCTGTGTTAACTTGTGTTGTCATCTTATCCTTCTAAGACCATAGTCCAACAAACTTTATCGTTGTTCGATGCTGTGTCTGCATAGAATACGTTGGCTGGAACCGATCCTCCAAATTCTCCAAAATTTATTTCTAATTCATTCGTTGCTGATAACTCATAAGAATTAGCTGTAGCCGAAACATCTGATGCCCCAACATAGGCTATCCCTGAATTACCTGCTAATGCTTTAACCTTTATGTACTTCACTCTGTTAGTGGCATTGTTTAATTGTACAGCTGTGCCAGCTGAACTAACATTAGTAACTCCAAATACTGTTCTCATATATATCTCCTATGGTTCTACCACTGAAATCATGGTACTTCCTCGTTCGTCATGTCCTGTAAATTCTAATCCTTGTGCAGAGGTTACATCTACATAATAGTTTCTTTCTTGGTCGCTATCATCTCTAAACGTAAACTCTACAAGCGTGGTTGACTCTATCGCTTCAACTAACTTGCTTCGTAAATCTATAGGCTTGTTGCCTTTGTATTCATTGTTCAAGTCAACCTCAACGGTATGTCCCCATTTAGCTTTAAGTTTCTTTCTCCACTCCAGTGTTAAGCTAATAACATCTGGAGAATTATATTTTTCTAATCCTGTAGTACTTGCACTAGACCTGTTTAATGTTAGCTTAAACTTAATAGACCTGTAATCAACTCCAGCTTTAGACCCAAAATCATATTTGTAAGTCCCCGATGAAGCAGCAGAACTTGCACCTATGTTTGTTGCCATAGTTGTACTGTTAATACTTTCCACTGCTGTTGTGTAGGTTTCTGTATAGTCTGTAGCATATTCTACTTTTACTATTTCATTAGCAGAAAGTCCTGAACATTCTATCTTTAGATTTAAAGCTAGCTTGTCTACTTCACTCTGGCCTGCATTAAACCATGGTGTCTCGTGGACACCAGTAAGTCCGTAAGGGAAGTCATCTACTTCACTAGGATTAATAATATCTTTAGGTAAATCCATGAAATACACAACACCGTTAGCTCCCCACCATAACCTGTATTTGTTGTATGCAGTGCTAACGTGCATATTATCAAAGGTTGTACCGGTATCGGTAGCTAACCATTTAACTTCCCAGCCTAATTCATTGTATCCAAGTATGGCACTTTTACCTGTATCATTAGCCATAACTGGAGAGCCAAAGTGGCTTTGCCATTGCCTTGATACAGCGTCATAGCTTACAGGATCGGCTCCTGTCTGAGC